TGTGTTTTTCCATTACCAGTCTATAGCGATAGACATGTGTTCCGCAGTATGTCGTATTTGGGTGGCCCGGACTATAAACCAAAACCCTTCCGTGCCCGTCGTTTATTTCTCCACCTTTCCAGTTAGGGTTTCTGTTGCCAGGTCTTGTTTTGGTTATTTCTAGATTTGGCATTGGGTTTCCGTATTTGTGAAATCTGACCCAGTGTGCTTGACAATAACCAAGAGCAATTTGCTTTCTGTTGCAACCCGTCACGGAACATTTCTTGTTCTGGCCCGGACTATTGATCGGCTTTTCCGGTAGCGGGTTGCCATGTTTTCGGACACGGGCATAGTGTGTTAAACAGAATCCGAACGTGTTGCTTTTCCTTCCGCAGCCATTAACTGAGCAGATTTTCATCTGCCAAACGTGCTACATTGCTCTGAAACGTCAATATCTAATATTATAATGTTCAGAAAGGCACATCGTCTGGATCGACTTCCCCAGCCTCATTTGTCGGAGCCTGCGCTGGTGAAGGTTTGGGCCGGGTTGGCGGGGCTGTGGCGGGCGCTGGGGCCGGTCTGGTTCGCGGAGCCCTGGCCCGGATCCCGCCAGTCAGTTTCCCGCCAAAGCTGATGGATGGATCGGCGTAGAGCACAATTGGCCGGCCTGTCCAGTCGTCAGTTTCCTCACTGCCCATAAAGGCGGCAATGAGCTGGGCGTTGGTCGAGTTAAGCGCCATTGGTTTGATGTTGGTTTCCCTGAAGTGCATGATCCATTTCAGCTCCTCGGGCTGGCCTTCCATCGCCAGGTTTTCCTGGGTCAGATGGCTGAAGGTGACGAGGATACCGCTGCCGCAATCCTCTTTTTTGAGGTATTTACTGTCCCGGATTTGGCTTATTTTCATTTTGTGTTTGGTTTGTTGATTTTTGGAAATTGGGGTTTTTCGTCACGATGCCACAGTGTGGGCACTGGAAATGCCAGTATTGCCAGAGAGTTGATGTTTCCTCATCGAACGGATCCTTTTCCCGGCTGGCCATGATAGCAGTCAGGGCACAGCCAAGGACGGCCCCGATGATAACGCCCAACAGAAATGGCCAGATCATGAGCGGCCCTTGGTTTTGATGAAGTGGTCGATGCGGGCTGAGGCGGCTTGAGCCTGTCCCTGGTTGGTCTTGGCATCATAATAGGCATGTCGGAATTTGTCTGGCCAGTTGGCTTCCAAGAACAGCCTTTCTGTCATTGGCATTGTGATCCTGAGTAATTTTTTTGCTTCCGCGAGTGTGTCCCATCCGGTTTTCCAGTATTCGCTCGGTTTGACCTTTTTGGCAATCGTCACAGCCCAGCCACCGATGCACGCAGCAGTTCCGCAGTTGACTTTAACTTGATTATGGAAATCGTCAGTCGTTGAGTACCATGTTCTCATCTGGAACTGTCCTGGCTCGTCCAGGATTTTCTTTTGGATTTTGCGCAGGAGTGCCACATTGATCGTGCGCTTGGCGGGTTTGGCGGCAGGTTTTTGTTTCATGGGCAAGAGATTATTCTTCACTAAGCCGGTCCGCAAGAAAAAAGTTTATTTATTTTCCCTGGCGTGAGAAAAAAACAGCAGCACAATTTCGCCTACGACCTGGAAGGGTTTAAGCCTCCGCGCAATCCCTTCGAGGCTTACCGGAAGAAAAAGCCCCCGCGTGGCACGCATTTCAGCGAGGACCGCGGCCTGAAACTGATGCGTGGGTTCGAGCGGTATTTCACGCCCAAAGTGTTCATCACCTACCTGTCCAAGTTCGAGGAAAAAACCTGGTGCCTGTCCCATTTCAACGGCCTGTCTTTCCAGACCCGTTCTGCCGCTGGTCACTGTGGAGAAATCGGACGGCGCACGACCAAATGGAGCCGGTGGCTGCGCTACCTGTTCAATCGTCACGGCATGGCGCTGGACGAGGTGAACGACGGCTTTGCCCAGTACTACGAGCTGGGCACAACCATCCGGGGCCGGATCTTGAAGGCCCTGGAAGATATGTGGACAAAAGATCAGGAAACCGGATACTACATTGTCTATCTTAAACCCGATGGAGAGCCCGCCTACATCCCCCCCGCCGCCCAAACCGGAAGTTCAGAAAGAGGAGAGCAAGCTCCTGCCCCAGCTACGGACGGAGGAGGGCTGGAAGCGGTTTTGCGAGAAGGTGCCGCAAGCCGACCACCCAATTTACCCGGTCTTGAGCCGGGACAACATGATCCGGCGTCTGGCCAACGGCGTAAACACAGACGCAAGCCTGCTGGAGCTATTAGCCAAGAGAGCGGAACGGATTCAGTTTGAGAGACTGGACCCACTCTCCCACGGGTGGGAATTTCCGATGTGGAAGGAAGCTGACGAACTCTGGGCCAAAGGCCGTGAACTGCTTATTCTAGGTGGAAACCGTTCCAGCAAAAGCACTTACGCAGCAAAGCGGGTCATGCAGACCTTGCTCCAGGCTCCCAACAAGAGTGTGTGGTGTTTCTCCACGACTCACGAAACTTCCATCCGGGACCAGCAGCGGCTTATCTGGCAGCATGTGCCGATAATGTGGCGCTACGCCAAGCGGGGCCGGGTCACGAACATTTCCTATTCCCAGAAAACCGGGTTCACGATGAAAAGTTTCGTGTGCCCAAACGGTTCAGAGTGCCGGTTCATGAACTACCAGCAGGACGCCGACGTGATCGAGGGCGGACAGGTGGATTTGTGGTGGGCTGACGAGTTGATCCCGGCAGACTGGGTGATCACGCTGCGCTCGCGCACCATCGACCGCAAGGGCCGCGGCCTGATCACCCAGACCCCGATCAAGGGCTACACCCAGACGGTGGCGGAATACTTGCAGGGCGCACGCACGGTGGAATGGGCCAAGTGCGACATGCTGCCCAATCAACAGCTCTGGGAAGGCGGGCCAATCGGGCAAGTGCCCTACAAAATGCAGGCCATGAACCCGCTTTATCATGTCATGTTCTTTCACAGCAAAAATAATCCTTACGTGCCCTATCAGGATTTGGTCGATGCCTGGAAAGAGAAAGGGACACCCAACATTCTGTGCCGACTTTACGGCGTGACAAAGGGGGTTAGTCACTGTAAATTCCCGCGGTTTGGTTCACACAACATCATCGCGCATGAAAAAATCCCCAAGGAAGGCACCAACTACCACGTCCTGGACTTCTCCTGGAACAAGCCCTGGGCCATGCTCTGGGCCAGGGTCCGGCGCGTCGGGGACCGGAACTTCGTCTACGTCTACCGGGAGTGGCCTGATGCTGATACGTACGGGGAGTGGGTGGTACGTTCGGAGAAGCCTGACGGGGCTGCGGGGCCAGCTCAGCACCCGATGGGATACGGCATTTCAGAGTATAAACGACTTATCTTGCGACTTGAAGGGCATTCACAAACTGGTGGAATCGAACATGATTCAGGCTCCGAAATTACTGATCGTGATGAACCAGAAGTTGTCTTTGCTAGATACGGCGATCCGCGATCTGGAGCAAGCACTACACTCGCTGACGAAGGCGCGACAACAATCTTCCACATGCTCGAAGACGAGGACGAAAAAACCCCGTCGATGATTGTTGAGCCAGTAGCGGGCCGGGAAGGAAAGTTTCACATCGAGGAAGGTGTGAACATGATCAACGAACTGCTCTCCTACGACCCCGACAAGCCCTTCAGTCCAATGAACACCCCGCTCCTGTTCATCTCGGAGCGGTGTCGGAACGTGATCGATTGTCTCAAGATGTGGACTGGAGCCCAGAAGGATGTGGGCGCGAGCAAGGATTTCATCGACCTGCTCCGCTACCTGGCAATGATGGACCCGCAGGACATGGGCAAAATTACCCAATATGAAACCCGACCCGGCCGTACTTATTAGCCATCCCATCCTGGAACTTGATCTGGCCAGCCAGCTTGGTATCAAGCGAGAGATTATCGTTAAAGCAAGAAACGATAAGTTCGTTCATGGGGTTGACTGGCTGGGCAAGAAGCGGGTTTCAATCCGTTATACCAGGGCTGCTGCTGACCGGATGCTGGCGATGTTTGTGACACCACAGGTCATGAACGGGAAACTGGACATTCCAGTCCCAATCCCGGTGGCAAAGGACCCCGAAATCGTTAACGTGGAGGTTGTCCGGGCCAACTTTAACAATACCCACATCATCACAGCCCGACCGATAGAGCTTGCTAACGGCCAGTCGGGAGAGGAACTTCGGGTTCGCGTGAAAGACGCTTCCAAGTTCATCCCGAAGATGCGGTTCCGGGCCAAACGCCCTCCGGGAAGCGATGTGTGGTTCGTGGCGGGCCGGGAGCCCAGATACCGGGGAAGGTGGTAACAAAATGCCAAGCGTAAGCAAAAAACAACATGGCCTGATGGGGATTTGTTCAAACCCGATGGGCCGTCAACACATGAAAATGAGCGGCAAACCCTGCCCTCCGCTCTCCGTGGCCAAGGAATTCGTCAAGGCTGATAAGGGCAAGAAATTCTCAAAGTGAAATTTATGGAAAACCAAGTCCAACAAGACAAGCAGTGGCGCAAGGATCTCGACGCAACCCTTCAACAGATTAAGGCTGGCGGTGGTTCACGAGAAAGATCCCTTACGATCACCAAACTCCAGGAAGCCATTATGTGGCTCGGGATGGACCTAAAACGCATCAACGAGCTGGCTCCAGAAGATGAGAAAAGGCCAAACCCATATCCTCAAAGCTACAATCCAGATTCTCCAAGGATCGAACCAACTGCGGATGGTCTTAAACTGTGAAACCAGAAACTCCAACGCTGGCCACGTCCACCGGGCCGGACGTTAAGCTGCTCCTGACCGAGTTTAAGAACGCCGGTATGGGCGGGGATTTCTGGCAGCGCCAGCAAATTGCCGACGACGCCCGGCTGGCTCGTTGGGACAGCCAGGCCGATGACGGCAAGAAGTGGGACGTTAACCAGCCCGCGGGCAAAAAGGCGTTCCCGTGGGACGGGGCCAGCGATGTGCGGGTCTATCAGGCTGATGAAATCATCAATGAAGCTGTTTCGGCTGAGGTTAGTGCCTTCTGGCGTTCTGACGTGCGCGTGGAGGGTGTGGAACCAGGAGACTTGGCGACCGCGGGGTCGGCCAGCCGTTTTATGGGCTGGATGCGTGACAACGATCTACGGGACTCCCTCGAAGATGAAGTGGAATTGTCGAGCCAGTTCCGGTGGTGGTATGGCTGGACGGTGCTTCATGTGACCTGGGAACGGCTGGTCAGTTACCAGTGGAAAACCCTCACCACTGAAGCTCTGGAAGCGGTGGCGGAACAGCTCTCCCAGAACATGGACCAGCTCCCGCCAGACATGCAGGAGTATGCCACCGCCCTGCAATCCCTTCCCAATCTGCTGGCCAATGAGGAGCTAACCGATCTGGCGATGGAGGTGGTGAAGCTAATTTACCGGGTCTATGTCAAACAGGCTCTCCCCAGTGATCTGACGGACTTCGATATTCCGGAACTGTCCGATACGCGGGCCAGAAAAATCATTACCGACTTACGATCTTCAGGCAAGTCTCAAGCTCCGTGGCCTTACGTCTGCAAGAACAAACCATCCATCTGTGCCCTCAAGCCCTGGCGGGACATTATCGTTCCATCGGACACGACAGACTTGCAATCCGCCAGGGCCATTTTCGTGCGTGAGATGTGGAGCGAAGCCGATGTCAGGTCGATGGAACAATCCGATAACTGGGACCCCGAATTCATCGAGAAAGCCATTGAGACCAAGGGCCAGATGTCCATCTGGAACTACACCACGGCCAGCCAGGTTTACACCCCGCTTTATCAGTGGAGTTTCACCAAACAGAAAAATGAGCTTATCGAAATTATCCGGGCCTACCACCGTGCCGTTGACGATGACGGAATCCTCGCAGTTTACAACACTGTCTTCTCCCCTCACATCACCAGTGGACAAGACCAGGACACCCCTCTCATTGCCTATACAGGATTACTTAACCATCCCTCCATCGACGAGTACCCGCTCGTGGCTTCCCGGCGAGAACTGCTCGACCGCCAAATCGTTTCCGCCCGAGGAGTGCCAGAGCTTGTCCTGACCAGCCAAAGAGAGGAAAAGGTCCTGCGCGATTCGTTGATGGATTGGTGCTCCATCGGGATCGTTCCCCCGCTTAATATCTACAAGGGAACGATGGGCCAGCGTTACAGTTTTGCTCCCGCCGCCGAGAACATGGTTACGGCAGGCCGGGAGCCAAAGCTCATGGAGATTCCAGCGCAAGGCCCGCAATTTGCCATCGAGTATCTGACTCTGTTAAAGACTGGAGTGGATCGTTATTTCGGGCGGCATGTTCAGGACATGCCTCCGGAAGTTTCCATGCTCATGCAGGAACCAAGAGTCCGCCGATTCCTGGCGTCCTGGGGCCGGGCGCTTCGCATCGCGTTTAATCTCTACCAGCATTTTGCCCCGGAAACCTTCAAGCGCGTGACTGACCAGGACAGTCCAGGAACAGATTCTTCCAAACTGGATTTCATTTTCCATTTCGATGTGGCCCAGCTCCACCCTGACATGATGGAAAAGAAACTGGCGGCGTTCACGGCCTTGATCCCGGAGGACAGCACAGGCGTCCTGAATCGCTCCGCCCTGCTCGAGGCCAAGGCCCGTATGATTGATCCGGCCCTGGCCGAACAAATTGTCATGGATCAGGGCGCAGCCAGCCAGCAGATATTCGACAAAGTGAAGAACGACATGGTGGCAATGAGTGATGGCAATGACGGTTCATATATTGACGCCGCCAGGGACAACACCGCCCAGTCCCGCATCCAGTATGTCCAACAAATCATCTCCAAGAACATCAAGTACCAGCAACGTCTCGACCCACAGATCCTCCAGCAACTACAAATACCACAACAGGGTATGGGCGGTGGAAGCAGGATGGCGGGCCAGAATGGAGGCCAGGAAACCGATCCGATCTTTTCTGCCCTTCTTGGGAAATATCTCAAGAATCTTCAAATGGCTATTGACCAGCAACAGAACAAAGTGATTGGGAGAATTGGAGTTGCCCAGTGATGAATTTCAGGCTGATGTGGTGTGAATGGTTCCACAATCAAAGATGTACAGCCGGAGAGACTTCGGAGCTTGTGGGCGCTTCTGCGCCGCCTGCGACTCTGTGACCGCCGCGCACGCTGCC